ACGCGCACGTCGCCAAGGCCGGGGACTTCATCAGCGGCAACCCAGCGGCCATCCTGGATTGCCTGCGTGTCTTTCTTGAGGGCCAGAAGGTCCATTATGCCTCAACGATGTTCGAGTTGATTTCCAGCGTCACGGTGCGCGCCAGCACGTCGTTCGCCTCGCCATCAGCGCGGGCGCGGGTCATCACCAGAGCAATGAAATACTCGGTTTCGCCCGAGGGGTAGGTGATCTTGAAGGCGTAGTTTTCGTTCGACCCCTGTGCGGTTTTCAGCACCGCCTGCCCGGCGTCGGAGGCGACGATGACGAATTTCGCCTCATAGGTGCCCGCGTTCTTGGTGCCCTTTTGCTTGAGGTCGCGACCCCGGTTGATAAGCTGGGTCGTGATGACTTCGGAGGTGTCACCGATAGCGCCCATGCTCTGGAAGCCATCGACTTCAACCCAGGTCTGCGATGCGAAGTCACCAACAACAAAGTTGGCGTTCTTCGTGGCGAGAATCCCGCCGATGTAGATGCGCGCGCCAGCGGCTGCGTAGAGTTCGGCCATTTCTTCGGTCCTCTCAGGTTAGGCGCTGCGCGCCACAATGGCGATTTGATAGGTAGCCGCAGCGCCGGACGAGTTGGCGATACGCAGAATGTCGGCCGTGCCAGCGGTCACGCTGCCGAGGCCCGCAAGGTTGTCGCAGGCCAGATAGAAGGTCGCGCCGGGGCGCAGCGGGCCAACGGTCGGGGTCGTGCCGCCGAGGAACCCGAGGAACGGGTTCGTGCCCGCGCCGACGGTAAGGTTGGTGGTGTTCGCCGCCCCCGAGCGCGGGGCGTTGATGATCATGATGGCCACAATCTTGACCATCGTCAGCGTCTGGCCGAAGGCCGATTGCAGGACGCCCGCAAGGTCAAGGTCATCGTTCGACGCCGAAGCGACCGTGCGTTCGTCGCAGAACAGTTGGTCGGCCGCGCCTGCCGCCACGCCGTCAACAAGATCAACAACGTAGTTCAGCGACGGGGTAAACACCCCGCCGTAGTCATTGGTGCCGGTCTGGACAGCGCTGATCGCCGCCCGAAGGGACGTTGCAAGTGCCATTGGGAGGTTCTCCGATTAGAGTTTGCGCGCCTTTGCGGCGTTCAGTTCAACGATGCGCTGCCATTGCTGCGCGGCATTACCGGCAAAGAAGTTACCGGCCATTCGGCTCGTGCCGTATTCGACATGCAGGGCATAGTCAGCGGTCCACCCGCCGAACACACTGTCGCCCAGCTTGGCCCCGGCAATCGTCAGCACATAGGCGTCAGCGCCGGTTGCATTCCCCTGCCCGTTCAGTTGCGAGACAAGGCTGTTGCGTAGAAAGCCGGTATCGACCGGCATGTTCCCACCTTTTGCCTTCGGGGTCTGCGCGAGTTCGAACACGTCCTGCGCTGACTGCTTGAATACCAGTTCAGCCTTTGCCTTGGTCAGGTCGGCAAATTCCTTCATCTGCGCGGTAAAGGTTTTCACAGGTATTTCACCCTGACTTGCATATAACAGCGGCAGTTGATGACTTCTGAGGCCGGTGCACCGAACGCCGTATCCTGCGGGAACCGCATGTGCGCCCCGCTCGGCGTGGTGAACAATTCCCCGAACCTGACCTTCTGCCCGTCCATTGCCGCGTGACTGTCGCGCACCCGCGCATCGCCCGTGGCCGACCATTCCTTCGTGACCTGATCGGCGCGAACCCCGCCGCTGTCGATCAGTTGCTGCATTGCCTCGTGCTGGGCCGTGTGCAGCGCCGTAAGCGTTTCCGTCCGGGCGATGGTATCGGCCCGGTGCTTCAGCAGCCTGTCGCTGTAGCGGCCCGTAATCGCCTGTATGTCTGCCTGCGCCAAAGGCTTTTCGTCGCGCATGGCCTTCAGCACCATGCGGTCGTATCGCTTGTCCCTGAGCGAGCGTTGCAGGTAGTCGCCCATCTTCGCCGGGTCGGCCAGTTCGCCTTTCGCCCGGTTGACATAGCCCGCCTGCTGACTGGTCAGGCCGATGAAGCCGCCTTCCCGCCTGCCGGTTGCCCGGTTGATCCGGCCGACCAGCCCAAGCGCCGTATCGCGCGGGTTCTGGCCCTTGGTCATCCCGTCCTGAAGGACTTCCCGCGCTGCCTTGCGCTGATCCTCGACAATTTCCGCAATCAGGGTTGAGGACCTATCCCTTACCCATCCTTCCGCGCGCGGGTTGCGGCCATCAAAGCGGATGACCAGACGCCCTGCGGAAAAGGGGACGGTAGCGCCGGAAGGCCCGCCATGGCATTCCTCCCGCCTTCAAGATACGCCGCGACCAGAGCATCATCCAGCGGCGCGAAGAATTCAGCCCCGAGGTGCAGGGCCTTCAGTGCGTCCTCGATCCGGCCACCTTCCAGCGCCCGGACAATCACCGCAATCTGCGCCTCGCTGCGAATGTCAGCCACCGCCGCAAGGAAGGCCTCCCGCAACCGTGGCTCCATCTTGGCAAGCAGCGTCGGAATGTCAGTCACACCGAAACCTCGACTTCATACAGGACATTCACGCCGCCAGGAGCCAGCGGGCGCGACACGGTAATTTCGCACCATTCCGAGCCGATCTGCACCTGATCCCCCTTCGCCGGGGAAACGGACGCATCCAGAAACAATGTGCGCGAAACCGCCGTCACCGTCACGTCATTCATGTTGCGGATCAGCCTGTTCAGGTCCACCGCCTTGGCCGTGTAGTCATCCGGCGCCCCCGGCACCGGGTCGTAGGAAGGCCCGGTCGTTGCGCCAGGCTTGCGCAGCGTGACCGTCTGGCCGAAGCTGGCAATCAGCCGCGCCGCCGTCGCCCTTGCCCGTGCGTAATCGAACGTCATGCGCGCAACAGCCAGCCAGAGTGCGCCGTGAGAATCGCGCACAGGATGCCGTTCACGCCCGTCAGGAATGGCTTGTAGGCGTCAACGTCCGTCCGCCCCGCATAGGTGACGCTCAGCGGACCTACCGTCTCCTGCCTGACCGCTGTAGCCGCTGTTACGTCCGGCGACAGGCTGCCCGGCGATACCAGTTCCCGCAAGGCAGCGTCACAGGTGGCCTGCACAACCTCGACCGGGATGGACGTTGAGGCGATCATCTCACCCGCAGCGTCGTAAGCATTGCTGCGGGGCCAGTCCAAGGCCTGCGACCGGCCATTGACGCGCGATCCGGGCCAGCGGCTGCGGAACGTGGCGTCCACCCATGCCGTGGCGCGGCGCAGGGCGGCTTCCTTGTCCGTGTCGGTGCCTGACCACCCGGAATTGCCGTTTGCCGTGTGGCGCGCGGTTGCAGCGGCCAGATCGGCATAACTGTCCGCGTTGGCCGCGCCGGGCGTGGTGATAAGGGCCATGTGTGTTCCCCTGACCTTGAGAAGCTGGCCCCGCGACAGGGCCAGCCAGAAAGATCAGCCGAGCAGCGTGGCGATGTGCGCGCCGTTCGGGGTTGCGGTGCCCCAAGTGGCGGCAACCTCATAGTAGACCTGACGATATTGGCGATACACGGCGACTTCGAACGTGATGCCCGAAACCGGATCGGTGATCGACGTGCGGTCGTCGGCCATGTCGCCGCCATCCGGCAGGGCCGGGGTGCGCTGCACCAGAACCACCGCGCCACGGGCGAAGCCGTAGTTGCCGCGATAGTTGTTGCCGATGGTCAGCGCGTTCGAGGTCGGGATGACCGCGCGCGCGCCCGGCTTGCCGATGGTGATGGTGCCCGGGGCCGCAACGCCAACGTTGACCACATACTTGTTCGCCGTGTCCGCCGCGAAGGTCACAACGTCGCCCGCCAGAACCGTGCCGGTGCCGGTTTGCAGCACGACCGACGTGCCGCCAGCAGCGGTGGAGCCGTTGGTGACGTAGGCCGAGCCGGCGCCCTTGGTGTGCAGCGAAATGCCAGCCGAGTTGCGCAGCGCGAAGCCTTGCAGCCGATCGGTCATGCCGTTGCGCAGCATGTCGGACGAACCGGCCTCGTTCACCTTGAACAGCACGTTCTGCTTGCCGCGCAGGTTGGCCCAGGTGTTCGAGTTGCCGACGAATTGCAGGTCAGAAGTCGGTGCGCCGTTGTCCTCAAGGATTTGGCGCAGGAGCGCAATGTCATCGAGGTTGCCAGCGGTGGCAAACGGCGTGGTGCCTGCGGTGCCGGTGGCGCGCGAAGCGCCGATCTTCACGGCGTTGGCAAGGTCCACTTCCATTTCGTTGACCAGCGCGCGCATGGCTTCCGAAAACTGGTCACGGATGACCGTCTGCATCTGGCCATTCGCCGCAAAGCCACGCTGTTCCTCACCGGTCCAGCGGATCGGAATGGCGCGCGACTTGGTGATGGTCACATCGGTGTAACCGATGGTCGCATCGCCCGCGTTCGGCGCAGCGACAGCCGGGGTCACGTCCTGCGCCGCAGCCACAGCCGCCACGGGAACGCGGACAGTCTGGCCAACGGCAGCGCGCTCAGCGCCGGTATTGCGGGTCACAGCCGGGATGAACCCGACCATCTCGCGCGAAACGACGCTCATCGCTTCGTAAAGGGTGGGGATAAGCCCCGTCAGGGTGTTCGCCATCGTGTTTTCTCCATGCGATGGGGTTTAAGTGAGCCAGCCCCCATCGGAGGGCGAGCGGGTCATTCGAGCGTGTAGCCGTCGCTCATGGCCTTTGCGCGCTGGGCCGGGTCCATCTTTTCGAAGTCAGCGCGCGCCAGCGTCTTGCCGGTGGTGGTGCCGCTGCCCTGCGATCCGCCGCCAGCGGGCTTGGTCACGAAGTCCTTGCCATCCCCGGCCACCCAGCCCTTGACGAAATCGCCCAGCACCTTCGGCCCCATGCCGGTTTCGACATAAGCAGAGCCATCGTCGCCAAGCTTCACCATGCCCGCCAGCATCGCTTGCGCGGCCTTGAGGAAGGTGGGGTTGGTGACGCCAGCGCCTTGCAGCGCCGCAGTCAGGGCCTGGTCACGGGTCACGCCCGTATACTTCGTCTGCCACTCCCCGGCCTTGGCATTCGCCGCGTCAAGCTGTTCCTGCAACTGCGTCAGCTTGGCTTGGGTCGCAGCCGTGTCAGGCGCGCCCTTTTCCAGTTCGGCAATGCGGGCTTTCAGCGTTGCCGCCTCGGCCTTCGCAGCGTCCTTGTCGGCCTTCGTCCGGCCATAGGCGTTGCGCAGGTTGGCAACTTCGGGGTGGTCGTCCACGCCTTCAACGTCCAGCACGAATTTTCCGTCACGTTCAGCGTAGAGGGGTTTCACAGCGTCATCGACGCCATCCAGCGTTTCAAGCAGGGCTTTGAGGGCCATCGGCCAAGGTTCCTTTGATGTGATCCGCCATCGGCGGGTTAGATAACGGCGTCGCCGCTACCACTCGGATCGGTGATCTGTGCCTTGTCGATCAGGGCCAGTTCCTCATCCGCGTTCCGTTCAGCCGAAGCGATGCCGCCACGCTGAATGTTCTCGTAGAAGGTGTCATAGCTGATCCCGCCGCCCTGCCAGACGCCCATCAGCGCCGCAGCCTCGGCCGGGGTCATCACCTCTTTCATCAACTCGGCCGGCGGCGTCACCACAACCGCAGTCTCATCCTGCCCGAGCAGCATGGCCACGTTGCGCAGCGACCGTTCCAGAAGCCCGCAGGAGGACAGCACGACGCTCATCAGCGTTGCCGTCTCCGAGGCATAGCGCAGAGACCGGGCGTCGCCGGATTCCTGCTTGCTCTGCGCCTGATCGAACAGCCGCGCGCCTGCGGCAATGGCTTCATTCCGGCATTCCAGAATAGCTGCCTTGTGCGCCTCGATCCCGTTGCAGGTCGGGGAAACATACTTCAGGTCCGGCGTGATGCCTTCCGCGCCCATCATCGAATGGACAACGCCCGCCCCCACTGCGGTCGGAGCCGTGCCGTTGATCGCAACAAGGGTTTCCTGCCCCGACATGAACAACTGCCAGCGGTAATCCGCAGAAAGCTGGTAAATCGCTTTTGCTGGACGCGCCACGCCGATCAGCGGCGGCGGAACGATTGCCGGGGTCAGGTCGCCCGACGACGCAACAGCGAACGGAACGCGCGATATTGCCTTGCCACCTGCGCCGATAACCGGCTTTGCAACTTCCGCCCCTGCCTCTGAAACCGTGTGGACAAGCCTGCCCTCCACCATTGCAAGGACGCGGTATTTCTCGACCCGCTCCCAGGTGTAGCCATTGCGGACCATGCCGCACTCGTCCAGCACGAAGAAGTCATCATCCCAATTAATGATGCTTTCCGCCGTGTAGCCCACCAGATACGGGCTTCCACCCCCCTCCGGCGCATCGGCCAGAACGCCGTAGCGGCCCATCACCAGCAACTCGCGGGTGATCTTGCGATGCAACTGGTCCAGCGTCAGCCCGTCCGGGGTTGCGGCTTCCAGTAGGTATTCCATGCCTGACGGCAGGTCGATCTGCGCTTGCTGTGTATGCGCGATACCGATCATCGCGGACACCGAGGGCGACGTGATTTCGGGAAACTGCGCCCGCGCCTTGTAGGCCTCGTATGCATCAACTCCGGCGTTGCCGCCCATCGCCTTGAAGCCGCCCGGCATGGGCAGGTAAACCTCGCCCGCGCGCTTGATCGCGGATTCCCCCGACATTGCGTCGCGCATCAGCCGCCATTCGGCCTGCACGTCGGCAGTGATCGAGGGGTGACGGGTGTTAATGCTCATATCAGGCCCGTCACCATCTTTGTCTCGGTCTTGGTCATCCGCTGGCGGATCATCGGGGCCAGCGCATAGCGCACCGCGTCCCAGCCGTGGTTGTTCGCGTCGATCAGCACCGGCAGAACGTCGCCGGACAGCCGGTCAGCCTTGTAGCTCCACAGCCGCGCCTCGCGGATCAACTCGGCACAGCGGGGGTGGATGACAATCTCGCGGAAGGCCCGCAGAAACTGCACCCCGTCCTCCACCGACCCCGGCCATTTCAACACGCTCTCGCTGCGCGGCAGGCCGTGCCGTTGCAGGTAGCTGACGCTTTCCGGCCGGGCGCTATCCCATCGCGTCGCGTAAGCCTCAAAGTTCGGAATCCGCCGCGTCATGAAGTCGGCGGTGTGATCCAGTTCCAGTTGCCGCTTGAATGCCTCGTGCGAGACATAGAGCGTATCGCCCCCGATGTAGCAGCGCACCGCCGCAGAGGGGTCCTGTGCAAAGCCGAAGTCGCCGCCCTGATACGGCCCGTCCCATTCCGACAGCGGGTCAAACTCGGCAACCCGGTATTTGTTGGCCAGCACCTGCGCATCGGAGTTGACCAGATAGGCCCCTTCCCACACATGCGCGTAGGTGTTCGGGTCCAGCCGCTCCTGTTCGCGGCGGCGCAACTCGTCCAGCCCCACCGGGAAGAACGGGTTATCCTGCCAGTTCATCTCCGTGATGATGGATCGCGGCGGCGGCGATTTCCGCATCCGCATATCGACCGGCGATCCGTCCAGCCTCGGGTTCCAGATTGACCACAGTTCCGACTTAGGCTGGCGAAAAACTGTCGCCTCCAAGGCCAGCCATGACGCCTCTGGAACGTCCTCAGCCTCCTCGACTATCGTCAGGTCGATCTTGGCCGTTGATTTGATGGCGCTGATGCCGTTCCGCAGGCCGCGAAACATGAATTCGGTTCCGTTGCGGCCCCGGATATACTCCGCCCCGATGTCGTAATGCGCTGCCAGCCACGGCTCGCTTTCAATGGCCGACCTTAGTTCGGCGTGGAAGCTTTCGCGGATGCTGACATGGAATTCCCGCGTGGCCAGGATGCGCAGCGGTTCCACCGCGCCGAAAACCGCAGCCATCTTTGCTGCTGACTGCGACTTGGCCGACCCGCGCCCGCCGTGCAGGCCGCGATAGGCGTAGGTTCCTCTTGCCGGTCCAAGAGTCAGCGCCGCCTTTTCAGGTAGCCTGATCTGGACTGGTTGCATTCGACGGCACCGCGATAACCTGGATGACTGGCGGGGCTAGCGGCGCACCGTCCGGCCCGCCATGTTCAAACTTGCTGGGAGCGTCCATCCCGAACAGCTTCACCTTGCCCGTCACGGCGGCAACTGCGGCGCTCGGGTTTTCAACCTGTAACGCAAGCTGGCGGGCGGCTTCGTATTCCTCAAACGCCTTCTGCTTGGTGTAAAGCGCCGTCTCTGCGGCCTCGGCCTGAAGTTCCCTCACCCTTTGCTTAATCTTAGCGTCAGCCATCAGCTTGGAGGCGTTGACGTAGATGCTGCTATGAAGGGTTGCGGCCCTCACATCATAGGCGCGGCGGTAGGCCTCTGCGGCGTTCCCAGTCTCAATGTAGGCAAGGCAGAACGCTTCCTGTTTCTGAGTAAGGTTATCCGCCATTTTCTCGATTCCTGCTGTTGTGCTAGGCTTGCGCCGCTCAGCAGAGGAAACCCCATGCGCAAGTTGATTATCGCGTTTGTTCTTTCGGGCTGTATGCCCACGCCGATGGTGTCTGATTACAACGGCGACAGCGTTAAAATCCGGTCGCTCGGATTGGCCGGATCAGCCCCCGGCGCAGAAGATCAGGCGAAGGCCAGCGAAGTATGCGCCCCCAAGCGGGCGATCCATGCCGGAACGGTTCCGGTTGTCGGAATGGATAGCTTTGCCGACTTCGTGTTCCTGTGTAGGTGAACCGCCCCTTCACATTCCCCGCTTTGCATGAGCGCCCAGCACTACGGAGTTGACTTGCGCATGTGAAGGCTTTGACCGAGTGTCGGTGTTCCCGGAGGTGAGGAGAGGCTGGGCTAAATGAAAAAGCCGCCCGGTGAGGAGCGGCTTTCTTGGGCTGCTTGTAAAGCAACCCGATGCTGCGGCTGCCACCACAGAAACCTTTGTCGGGGCATACGTTGCCCACTCATTATCCGCGCGGTATGGCAGTTTCGCCCGCGCGTCAACAACAATCTGCGTGGTGACGCTATGGGTTGTGTCACACCTCCCCCAGCACCCTAAGCGCCGCGATGAACGCCATGCCGATTGTCGTCGGCTTGCCGTCCCGCATGTAACCCTCATACCGCTGTAGCCCCTGGTCGATCAGGATACGCTCGTGGTCTTGCAGGCGCTCATAGCGCTTGAGCCAGTAGCCATAGGCCTTCTTGGCCGATGCCACCTTTTCCTCGGGCGTCCGATGGTCCACCACGTCATCGGCGCGGGCCTCGAACGTCTCGGGCAGGAATTCCAGCTTGGCCACGTTCGGAAACCGACTCATGTTCAGCACCAGCCGATAAAACCTGTCCTGTGACCGGTCGAACGCCTCGAACGTGTCGCGCAACCTGTCGGTATCCCGCCCCCCGGCCACCTTGATGATCCGCAAGGCCGGGTGCCAGTGGTCCACCGACGCGGCGTCCCTCAGGCCTTGCTCGTCCGGCTTGATCCCGGCATGGCGGCAGCGGGCGGCAAATGCCACGTTGCGCGGGTCCTCCCCGACATAACGCCCGGAAGGGTCGCGCTTGCGCTTCCCGGGCACCGGGGCCAGCTTGGGAAGCGGCGGTTTTTTCTTCTTGCCGCGCGGATCACCTTTTCCCATTGATGACCTCCGGCTTGTTGTGTTCGCCCATGTCCCGCCCCCTTGTTGTTGTCACGTCGCAGCGCGCTTTTCGTTGATCAGTTGCCGGATTTCGCTCGCCGCCCTGTCCAGCTTCTGCCCGAGTTGGGCAATCTCGTTGCGTTGCTTCCCGGCCTTGGATTTCAGGACGCCGATTTCATTGTCCTTGGCGGCGATCTGGCGTTCCAGGATGCGGATGCGGTCGTCCTTCATGGAGATATGGCGCTGAAGGTTGGTGATGGCTTCGTCGGTCATTTGCGCACACTCTCGATTGGCCAGCCGGTGACTAATACCCCGCTTGCGTTGATCGTCACGCGGCCATCGCCGTGGGTTTGCGTCACGTCACCCTGCGCGATTGTGGCGCTGCCGAGGGATATGCAGGCGATCATTGCAGCGCCTCCCCGTCCTGCCAGCCGCAGTGATGGCAGCGCCATTCGACCCAGCCGCCCGCACAGAAAATGGACAGGCACCGCTCATGCGATTTGCGGCGGGCATGGCTGCACATCGGGCAGGTGGTGCGGTGAGAGTGCAAAGGCGGCGGGGTGATCCCGTGCCGGGACAGGATTTCAGGCAGCATCATTTCGCCTCCGTTGCCAGTTCACCGGCCAGGGCGGCGTAGCCTGCCAGATCGAGATAGCTGTCGGCGCTTGCCGGGTTGCCGCGCCCACGGGCGATTTTCAGCAGCGCCATCATCATCCCCGCGTCAGCCGGGGAAATCGGGTGATCCAGATAGACCTCCCACAGCCCGGCGATCAGTTCGAAGTTCTTGCGAGCGTCGCCGTGGGTTCGGGCGCGGTCGTCCGTGACAAGCTGCGATGCGGTGGCTAGGATTTCAGAGCGGGTCATTTCGCCTCACTGTCCCAAGGCGCAGCGGGCAATGTCACCGGCTGGGGCTTGGGTTCGCTGGTGGAACACAGGGGATGGATTGCGGAAACCAGCACGGTCTTTTTCGCGGGCTTGGTCATTTCACGGCCCACACAAACCCGCTGTAGCGGCCCGCGCGGCGGCGGCGGGTCAGGATGCCTGCCGCGTTCATCGCTTGCAGCGTGGCGCGGCCCCGGCTCTTCGACATGCCCAAGGCTGCCAGCAGTTCCGCAGACGCGGCCTCCCCTTTGCCGATGACGCCCTTGACCGTCTCGATGCGGTCTTGTGTAACCAGGTCCGCGTCGCCCACGGCCTGATCTGATGGCCAGCGCGCGGCGATGACCTTCCGGTCACGGATGGCCTTTTCATACCGCCCTGCGTCGCGAGTGCGGCCTGTGGATGCCAGCATCCGCATGTTGCAGCGATAGGCGTCCTCGATAATGTTCCAGGGGATCATTCTGCTGCCTCCTGATATTCTGAGGCGGCAAGTTCGCGATCCACGCGGTTGATGACGCCCACCACCGAATTTTTCGTCCGACCGAGCCGCGCCCCGATCTGTTCGCGCGTCCAGCCCCAATCCCGGAGTTGCAACGCCGCTAAAATCTGGCCGTCAGTCCATTCCTGTCGGTTGCCCATTATCCGTTCCTTTTCCGGTAGGATTGCGTCGCGTGGTCGTAATCGACCGTGACCACGCCTTTTTTCATCCGGTAGAGCCGCGTCTTGCGAACCTTCCACACATGCAATTCGACCCAGCTATCTTCCGTCCCGTCGTCATCGGTCCTTGAAACCTGATGGACG